ATAGGAGCAATCCAAAGGTTAGCAATCAAAAGAATTAAAGCTGCAATTATAACAGTCCAAATAACGCCTGTTTGATTTGCTTGCATTTTTATTTATATATACCCCCTTTCAATAATAATAAGAAGTACTTAAGAATATTACAACAATACTCACTAATATGATATTTTATCATAAGAAATATAATTAAAGCGTATTTATAAATATATATATTGTTTTAAATATATATCATTTTATATATATTTAAGTATATTTATAATTGTCATGACTATATGTATTTGAAGAAAAAGTCCTACGAACATTCCAATTAAAAGATTTTGCCAATTACTAAATTCTCTCATTAACCATCTTGCGTATCTTTCAAGTATTTTTATCATTGTTATTACAATATAATAATAAAAATACCATTATATAAGCCTTTCTATTTAAAGTGTGTAAGTAATTTTTCCACCATAAAATCTTTGTCCTGGTCCGGGTTCTTCTGAATAAAGAAAATAAGTGTAATTCTTATTATCTACTACTTGATTTTGTTCTGCAACGATAGTTTGATTAAATCCAGCATTATATGAACCAATCCATTCATAACTTGTTCCGCTATGTCTCATTATTGCAGTAAATGGAGGTGCTCCGTCTGGACTGCCCATGATTATCCCATCAATTATTGTAGCACCATGAGGAAGAGTTAATCCTGCTACAATAGTTGATGCATCAGCAAGTTGAAGAAAGTAAGCATTATATACATTTGCATCCGAATCATTATCTCCCTTAAAGGCAGCATGATTAATACTAAGATATTGAGTTTGCGCTCCACCCAATAAGTTTCCTCCAGAAGCATAAATAACTAAACCTACTCCACTAAGCATACTCCCAGCTGGAGCAACAGAATTAAGTCTATCTACAATTGGATTTAATCCACTAGTTCCCAACGAACTACCAGCTATTGTTCCTGCTGTAAATTGTGTTCCTGATTCATATCTACTATATAAATTTGCCATTTTATTTTTTCCCTCCTTTCATTCTATATATAAAATTTAAATGTTTGTTGAACTTGTAATTCTTCTTCTCCAGTCATAACTAAACTACCTGTTAATACTTCTCTATTCAACATAGAATCTCCAAGAGTAAACATTCCGTGTTCTTTTACAACATAACCACTAACTTCGACTGGAGACCAATCAGTAGTAAATGTTACTTCTTTTGCAGTTGCTAAATCTGATGTTGAATAAATGTTTCTTTCAAATTCACTTCCTAAAACAGTATTTCCGCTTGCATAAGCAACTCCACTCATTCCAATAGCACAGTAATGTGGCAAAGCACTCCCAGTCATATTAGCTGCAATTACACTCATTCCCACAGTAGTAATTCCCATTTTTTAAAATCCTCCACTTACCACCACACTTCCTACTCTCATATCACCGAGTAAAGAAGAAGGTGAATTTAATATATCGTGACCAGTAACATTAAAATAAAAAGCACTTCCTATATTTCTACTTGACATATACCACGGACCTGAGACGCCAACACTACCAGTATCTGTTTGTAAGGTAACAACACCAGCATCGACTTGAGTCATTTCAGACTGTTTTAATCTTAATAAAATATCTTTTGTTGTATCAGTAAAATCTTGTACTTTTTTGTTAACACTAATCCGTAAAACTTGGTTAGACAAATTGTTTTCATTATTAAAATTATAAGAAGCTTTTAACACTGTATAAGTCTTATTTCTTATATTATGAAATGGAATATTGACAACAGCTGTTTCTCCTGGTGTTACATCTACTACTCCATAAATATCTAAATCTCCCTGTATCTTTGAGTCTTTGTGTTCATCTAAAAATGCTTGTGCTACAATACTTCCTTCTTCAGGGTCCTTTATTTTAGAATCTGCAATAACTTTTTCTTTTAATCCATAGTCTAGTTGACTTTGTGCATCTGCTTTAACTCTAATAATAGGAGTATTCTTTTCATAACTTATAAATAAAACATCAGTTCCTGATGTTGGTATATTATCACCAGCAATAGTTCCACTTGTCACTATGCACCTTTGTGATTGAAAATCTACTAAGTATTTTACATCTTTTACTCCAGGGTCGTCCATATTCCAAACACCACCTGGTTGATATATTGCATTTGTAGTTCCACTTAAAAACACATTTATATTGTGTGGTTTATAATTCAAAACAAAAACAGAACCTCCGTTAGCTGTTTGGTATTCTTCATGCCCAGATAAAATTCTACTACCATAAACAGAGACTTTATTAAAGATTTGACTATCGTCTGTTCTAAATTGAGCAGCAGTTATATTTGTATTATCAAAAGTCAGTCCTGAAGACGTTGTTTCTTTCTCTTCAAAATGTAAATCATCATCTACATCAACATAAAAGAAAAAACCACTTATCTCTGCTAATTGTTTTAATGCATCAAACACTGAAATATTTTGGAAAGTTAATTTATCTACAGTAGTTGTAGTGATGTTAACATTATTAGTTGTTACTAAATCAGAACTTATATTTTGATTCATTATATCAGTAACAATAGTACTTACTTCTTTATCTTTCCAAACTCTTGCTCTAACAATGATGTCCATAAGAACAGCTCCATTGTCTCTTCCAGTTAATGTTATTTTTTCGTTGTGTTCACTTCCAAAATAATCGATGTTTTCTATGACACCAGAAAAAACTTTTGTTGTTGCTGGAACATCCTTATCTGCATAAACTACAACAGGGTCATTCAAAGTAAAAGTGTCATCATATTGTCCTGCATCGTTTTTAAAATTACAAACGAAATTTGAAGTTGTATTATAAGTTCCAATGTTTTTATCTACTTTCATTCTCATAGCGTCTGTATATTCTATTTCTTTTATTTCAAGCTTCGTGTATACTGTCATTTTAATTTAGTCTTATTACGTTATTTAGTTCTGTTTGCAATTCTCCAGCAATATCTTCTCCTGTCATCCCATTCACATTTTCTATGTTGATAGTTGTCTCAGATTTTTTACTCTTTGGTTCTTCTGGAACATATTTATCATATTCCATCATTTCTCCTTTCCATTTCCCTAAATCAACCTTTTTAATAAGATTTATATCAATTCCTGGTGTACGATTTATGCCTTTTATTAAAAAATTAATCATTTTTATTACTGAATTAATAGACTGTTCTATATAAGATACTATAAAATTCCAAACAGAAACAATAACATTTCTAATTCCTATAAATACATTTTTTATAAATGTTCCAGCTATTCCTATAGCGGTTTTGACTTTATCAATGTTTTTTATAAACAAATATCCAGCTGCTACAACTGCTGCTACTACTAATATCCACCAAAAGTTTGCAGCAATAAATGCTAATGAAGCTGTTACTGCTCCCCAAATTGCTGTAGCTGCTCCTACAAACAATTTAACTAATAATACTTTCAATCCTACTACAACCATAACTATTCCAGCTAATATTAATAGTGCTGAAGTTATTCCTAAAATAACAGTAAGTGCTTTTTTCATTGGTTCTGACAATTCTAACCACCAGTTAGCTACTTTCTCTATAAGTTTTGCAACAAATTCCATCGCAGGCGCAAATGTTTCATTAATTACTCTTCCCACATCAATAAACATGTTTCTTCCAGCACTCATAGCTTCTCCCCATCGATATTGGACAGTATTAGCCATATCTTCAAATTGTTTTTGTGATAATCCAGCAGAATTTGATACTGTATCAATAGAAGTAGCAACATCTTCTGCTGCTAATCCTAACAATGGAAATACTGCTTTTAATGCTCTAACATTCGGAAATAATTTAGCTAAAGCTTCTGTATCTCCATCTACATGTTCACTTAACATTTTAAGAGATTCATTTAATCCTTTTTCTTTAATCATCGCAGTAGCACTTTCAAAACCTAATGCTTCTACTGCATCTTTCATATCTGTAGTTGGTTTTATGAATCCTCTAATAGTTGCTGATAGAGAAGTTGCTGTTTCTTCACTCCCTGCTAAAACTTTAGTCAGACCAGCAAATGTTCCTAAAGTTTCTTCTATACTAAGTCCTGCCTGTCCAGCCATACCAGCGACTGTTGGAAAAGCTTGTGCTAATTCTCCCAGAGTAGTTTGCCCTGCTTTAACTGTCCCTGCAAATGCATCCATGACTCTTTCAGTATCATCAATATCTAAACCAAATGCTGCAATTGCTTTTGTTCCTGCAAGAATAACATCTGATAATTCAGCACTACCACCAACTGCAGATATTGTTGCTTTATTCATAAATTCTTGTGCTTCTGCAGTATCAGTAATTCCTGCTGATATTGTTTGATATAAACCACTTAAAACATCTAATTGGTCGCCTTGATTGCCCATTAATACATTTGAATCTTGAACAAATTTTCCAAAAATTTCTTGAGCATCTGCTCCTTCTTCTAATAAAGTATTTACTTTAGCATATTCTGTTTCAACTTCTGCTGCTGCTTTCCCAGCTCCAATCATAGCACCAGCTATTGCTGCCCCAGCAACTATAGACACAGCGCCCAAACCAACAAGCATCTTATTTACTTTAGCAAATACACCACTAAAGCCGTCTATAGCACTAATTAATATAGCTACTCCTGCTCCACCTGCTGCTCCTGCTCCTAATGCTCCTAGTATTCCCATTTTATCTAAATCTCCTTCTACCCTTACCAACTCTTGACTTCCTTTCTATTCTCTTTTGGTCTTTTTCTTGCTTTTTCATTTTCCTATTATAACTTTCTACTAAAGCACTTATTTCGGGATAAGTAAGTTTTGGTATAGTGAAATAAGTATAACCTTTGCTGTGAAGAAAAAAACACATATCTTGTTCACTCAGTTTTTTTTTAATTGAGACTCGGCTGTATAAACTAAATTCTGAGTTTGTTTTGAAACTTCTTCTTGTGTAATTCCTAAACTTACTGCTATTATTGCAGTTGATATAGCTAAAGCAAATTGTGGTTTCATGTCTGCTATTTTATCATCTGTTAAACTCGGTTCCACTAAACCAGCTTTAATAACTTCAATGTCAGCTATTATCTTCTCTTCTACATTTGTTGATGTAGCTTTGCTATATATTTCCTGAAGTTTGCCTCTCGTTAATGGCTTAATTTTAACGCTAGGTTTGTTTTCCAAAGTTTCTAAAACAACTTCTTGAGTGATAAGATTTCCATCTTCTCCTCTTTCGAAAGTTATCTCTTTCTCATTCAATGTCATTATTCTTTATGCCTCCTTTCATCTCTACCAAGCATTGTAACTCCCAATACTGTCGTATACATTTACATTAACTGCAGTTGGCATTATAGTACATGTTTGTTCATTCAATCCTTCAACAGGAGAAGGAACTTCCATATCTGTAATCTTACAACCACTCATAACAATATAACAACTACCTGCTACAGCTTTCATTTCAACCATAGAGTTGAATTGAGAACCGCAAATATAATATTGGTCATATAATGATTTAGCATTTGCAGTATCCATTAAGAATGTTGCACTCACTTCATAATCTCTATTCAACGGAATTGCTGTTTCAATTACTCTACTACCATTCAAAGGGAATCTTGCTTCTAAATTGTTGTTGATATTCAAAGTATACTCTGTACAATTTTGAAGTTTTGTTCCTGATGGCAAATGAATTGCAATATCACTCCATGTATATGGAACTGTTGTTACTGGTGTTACTGCTGTAACTGTTCCAGATGAAAATTCTACATTTTGTGCTCTATATCCAATTTCACAAGCTGCAATTTCACCTTCACTCATAGTCAAGTTAAAAGTATCAATCATGCAACCTTTCATTGTTCTTATAAAGTTACTACCTACATTAGGTGTCTTTTTACTATCTTCTAATGTAAAACTACTCAAAGATTGCTCTGGTATTGCGTAATTTTTATCCCCAGTATTTGTTTCTGTTATAATGTTAGTACTTCCTGCTACTAATCCTTGAACACTACCTATTGCAAATCCTAAAAACTTCCAATCTTGCGGATAATAAGTAAATGTCCCTGTATAATCTAAAGGACCATCGGTGAATACACTAATATTTCTAGTAAATGCACCCTGATATCTTATTGGAACAACTCCTACTCCTTCATCTGGTGTGTGGTCTTGGACTAATCCAATCCACTGCCTTGCTCCACTTGCAGTTGCATATGTTCCACTCTCAAATTGAAATGCTAATTGATTCGAATCTGCTACAAATTTATATCCCATTTATTTTACCTCCTTTTCGTTTTATCCTGAACATCAGAATCTTCTTCTAAAAGAACTTCTTTTTTAAAAATATTCTTTTTATTACAATTCCTGCAAATAAAATCCTCTTCAATATATCTATTTAACCAATTGCAATACTTACATCTTACATCTGCCATATTTTAACCTCCATATTTAGCTACAAATAAACAAAAATTTAATTTCTAATACCTTACTTTTAATCCCTGCTTCTCCTGGTTCATCAACATTTACAGCAGATACAAGAGAAAACCCATTCAGATTCGAAGCAACTAATCCTGTTGTATCATCTAATTGATTTTCTCTTAAATAATTATAAACACTATCAAACAACTCATCTCTCTCTTTAACATTCCTCCCCCATATTCGTATTTCTAAAGTTATATTAATTGCTGTAGCTTCACTACCCATTCCTAATCTTTGTATCTGGTTTATCCCTCTATCTACAACTGTAATAATAGGATACACAACTGGATTCTTTGGGTAAGAAGTATAAACCCTAGAACTAACTCCTGTTATATTTGTTCTAAGTTTGTCTCTGATTAGAATAACTGCATCAGCTAAAAATGTTGCTGCACTTACACTTGTTATTGCCATTTGTTTTCCTCGCTTGGATTTTAGTCACACTCGCTTGTATGATATGATTATAAATAAAATGTTATTTTTAAATTATTATTTATAAATTATATAATTTCTATTTTAAATTTTGCTTAATTTCTTTATCTATAAGTTCTTGAACTTTTTTCCAATTTCTTTGTTCAGTATTCATAAAATGTAATCTACTATAAGGCATTTTAGATGTTCCATATTCCATAAATAATGCTACATCTTCTGTTGTAATAGATGAGTCTGGATAGGTTTTTCTTTTTGGTTTGACTGCTCCTTGTGCATATCCTGTTTTCATAAATTCTATACTATTGGCAAGCAATCCAGTATCAACACTTTTCGGTTCTGCTCTATTTCCCATAATACTTTCTTTAACTTCTTCTTCTATAAATGCACCTGCTCTAACTACTCCAAAATCAGCACCTTTACTTATTTTAGCTTTACTTGCTAATAATCTTCGGTTAACTTCGCTGAGTCCAAATATCTCTACTTGAACAATTTTTCCTGAACTACCTTTTACTAATCCCATTTTATTTCCTATTAAGACCAAGAGCTTTATATCTACTTCTTATAAGACAATACTTATAACTACCTTCTCTTTCTGATAAGTAACAATTAGGGTAATCTCCTCTATATTCACATATAACAATATCACAAACTATCTGTGCTAAGTCTGTTTTCTTATGGTCATCTATTTCTCTTTCCATTTACTCGCCTATCAGACTTCCGTTAGTGAGCGCTCTTACAAATAGTTTTTTTAGAATTGGCGCTTGATTGACGTTCCATTTTGTAACTCCTTCACTCAATAAACTATATTCTCCTAATGGACTGCCTATTCCACTCCCTAAGCCTATTTTAATTGTACCAGATGTATTAACGTCTCCTTCTATATATAATTTAGTATCATCCATTAAAATCTTGCCTTGCTCTAATAGAACTGCATCACTACTCCCCCTTGCATTATTTATAGGCAATACTACTCCGCTAATCCATAAGTTACTTCCAGATTGAGTTAATGTAACATCGTCATCATAATAACTGCCAGCTCCAAAGCCAACATCATAATATTTTATTCTTATTTTTTGTCCGAATTTAAGAGCTTCAGTAACACCATTTTGAAAATCTTGTACGATTGTCATTTTAAGCTCCCAATAAAAGTTTTAATCCTACTGCTCCAGTTGCAGTTATTACACCACTTAAATAATATCCTATTCTTTTCATCCATTTTACATCATTTTCTATATTAGTCATTCTGTGATTCAATGCATCACAAAAATTTTCAAATGATTTTTTAGTAAACCCTACTGTCATATTTTTTTTCATCTTAACCCCATGCTTGAAAATAATTTATTTTCTCTCCTATAGCTTTTATTTTATTTAATCCATCAATTCTTAGAGTTATTGATGTGCCATCAACCATTCCTTTCGTAATACTCAACTCACCAATCTTTACACTCTTAGTTCCTATCCCCTGACTCTCCATTAATGATAAAACATCTGCTGCTGCTAAATTTATAATTCCAGGTTGATAAGCATCTTCTATTGCTGTCGTAGTTATTGAATTTCCTGTTATTTGTTCTGCAAAGAAGATTTGATTGTCTACAATATTTGTAAGAATACCAGATATACCCACAGGTATGTTTGCTATCATCCCCGATACTATACTACC